CACTTGTGCTCTGGCTCAACAACAAGTTGACCATCAAGAGCGTGTTCAGGGTGAGGCCACGCGACTCATCAACCAAGAGCGATCTGACCGCGTCGACGCGTGGTCGAAAGCGTTCTCAAATCAATTCACCTTCAATGCTGAGCTTGATTGCGTTGAGTATGTTAACCCTGGAAACTCCTCTGTGATCGACGATTATATTAATGATATCGTTGACACCGGTTCTCATTTCCTGTTCACCGCTCCTTGCGGGCTCGGTAAGAGCAAGTTCGCACCAATGAAAGTCGCCCATCGACTCGGGTTCCGTAGTGTCATCTTGCTCACTGAACGTATCATGTCGACAGTTTCCACTTTGACTTGGTATCAAAACAAATTGCCTGAGGGTTGCACTGGCGTTTTCGGACGCGCTGGTGGGAAAGATTTCTCTTTCGGTTCACGCGTCTCCCCCATTTTCGCTTACACCACCGGCGCTTACGCCAATCTTCTTCGTCGCGGTGAGCAACCGCCGAGCGACACTCTCGTGATCCTCGATGAGGCACACAATGTTTCTCTTGACACTTTCGATGTATGTCGTCATGTCAAGGCTAAGCAGTTACTTTTGTGCACAGCCAGTCCAGTCCATCCAGGTGCCAAAGCAGATCTCCAGACGCCTCGCGCTTCCGTCTGTCGGTTTGGTAGCTTCCACTTCGAGGAGATCTTTGAACGTGTCCAGACTTCTGAGCGTTCCAGCTGCCTCTATGTGTTTCCAACTGGGCGTGCCATCGATGAGGCGATCTCCTTTGCGACTAAAAATGGCATCACCCACTATGCACACTTCTCTCGTGATTCCAAAACTTTCTTCGACGGTAAACAGTCGAAACCTTTCTCTCTCGCTCAATTGGAGGAGTACTCAAAACAACGAGATTGTTGCATTTTTTCCACGCCGATACTTCAAGAGTCGGTCACACTTCACGTCTCACATGTCTTTGACGCTGGGCAACGTAACGCACCCATCACCCATGCCCCTAACGTCATTGAAGCCATCACCATCCCTGATGAACGAGTCCTGCGCGTTATCACCGGGTCTCGCATCGTCCCTATCCGAACGCATGAGATTGTCCAAGTCTGCGGTCGCGTTGGTCGCACGGAGTTGTCTGCGGGCGGTGTCGCTTATATTAACACCGTTTACCCTTGCATCACTCGGCCTTCAGTGGAC